ATGGCATCCATCCGCACGCGGGAGTGCAAGCCAGACGGGCGGCACTCCGAACCCTGGACCTCCTACACCGTCCTCTTTCGCATCGACGGCAGGCAGTGCTCCGACGCGTTCGAGACCCCGCGCGAGGCCGCAGACTACAAGCGCCTCGTCGAACGCCTCGGGGGCGCTGCGGCGCGCGAGATCGCGAAGAAGCACGAGAAGGCACCCGGTGGAACTATCACCGTCACCACCCTCCTCCGCCAACACATCGACACCCTCTCCGGCATCACCAAGGGAACCCGCCAGGTCTACGACCGCATCCACCGCCAACTCTCCGGCTACCCCATGGGCGCTCTACCCATCGACGGAGTGTCGCGGCAAGACGTGTCCGCGTACATTCGTGGGCTCGAGGACTCCGGGCTCTCTGGTCCCTCGATCCAGATGCGGCAGCAGCTCCTATCGTCCGCGTTCCTTCGTGCCGTCGAAGACGGAGTGATTGCGCGCAACCCGTTCCGCGGTGCGAAGATCCCCCGCACGGAGCGGCGCGAGAAGACGTTCCTCACCCCCGGGGAGTTCGCACAGTTGCTCACGGCCGTCCCCGCCGAGTGGCAGACCCTCGTGACCACGCTCGCCGGCACCGGGATGCGGTTTGGGGAGGCGACCGCGCTCAAGGTCTCGGATCTTCACCTGGACGACCGACCCCCGACGCTGACGATTTCCCGCACGTGGTCGTTCGTGTCTTCCGGGCCGCGACAGACGGGCGCGCCTAAGTCGGAGCGTGGGCGGCGCACGATCAGCCTGCCCCCGCAGATCGTGGATGCCCTCCGCGACCACACACGGGGCATGTCCTCGGACGACTGGGTGTTCACGCACGATGGTCACCCCATCACGCAGCAGCAGATGTGGCAGCGGTGGGTGCGGTGGGTCAAGGCGTCCGGTATCGCCAAGCGCCCCCGCATCCACGACCTACGCCACAGTCACGTCGCGTGGCTACTCCCCCACGCCGACCTCACCACCATCCAACACCGGCTCGGGCACGCGTCCATCAAGGTCACATCCGACACGTACGGGCACCTGCTCCCCGAGGCGCAGATCAAGACCGCCTACGCGGCCGAGCTCGCCCTGTCCCACGCCATGCCCCAGATTGAAGCCTGAGAGGATGCCTGACATGACGCTGACCGAGTTCCTGCTCGCCAGGATCGCCGAAGACGAGACTGTAGCGCGCGCCGCTGGGGCGAGCACTGACGGTGAGCCCAGCACACTCAGAACGTCCCTCAAGGAAGCGTGCCGAACGGGTGGCGATCCTCACGGACCGCGCGGCACCGTGGAGACGACGCCAACGCGCGTGTTGGCGGAGTGCGAGGCCAAGCGTCGCATCGTGCAGATGTCCACGGACCTCGACGCCTCGTGCAAGTTCGACGGGCCGCCCTCTCCGGACTGGATGACCGGCGACACCCCCGACGGGTGGGGAGCGGCCATGGGGACGGTCGAGCAGGCGCTGACGCTCCTAGCTTTGCCCTACGCCGACCACCCCGACTACGACGAGACGTGGCGGCCCTAGACGCACACGAGGACGCACACCACGTCGTCCACCAAACCCCCGACGCCCCCGAGCAGGCCACCCACAAGGCCAGGCTCGGGGGCGTCCGGCGTTGCAGGGGCAGTAGGCACCTCAGCGGGCGGTCCAGGGGTCGACGGCGGGTCAACCTGGGGCGCAGGCGTAGACGGGGTCGCGGGCGCCTCCTGCACCGCCGCGGGCGACGAGGGCCCGCCTGCGCCTCCCGGCACAGCCTCACCAGAACCGGTCTCGGTCGCGCCCGTCGTCGTCGATACCGTTACCGACCCACCAGCGGGCACAACCCCGCCACCACCGTCCGGGCCACTACCGGACCACTCGTCCTCCGGGGCCGGCGTCACAGCAATCTCCGGAGTCGACGGCGTCAACGGCCACGAAGACGACTCCGGCACCGACACCGCATCCCCAGACGGGACCAGCTGCACCACGATCGGCTGCACCATCTGCTGAGGCTCCGGCGCCGCCAGAAACCCCACCGCCGTCACCAGGCCCCCGATCAGAGCCCCCAGACCCACAAGTAGATACGGGGTCCGGGGGCGAGGGTCCGGCAGAATCGTCACCTGCTCACGAGGCGTCTCAGCGGCCTTCATCGCCCGCCAACGCGCAGCCTCACGCTCAGCACCCTCGATCACGCCGTCACTGAAAGCGTGCTCGTGGGACTCCCACTCTCGCCCTTCGGGTCCGACCAATCTGAGTTCCACCGCCACCACGCCTTAGGTAGAGGAGAAACCATAGACGCTACGACGCGTCGGCCTCCCTCGCACCCGGGGCCGCCGTCTGCTCGACGGCCCCCTTGTCCACGTACCGGTCTTTGTACACCTGTACGGGGTCCAATCCTAGCGCCCGAGTGATGAGCGTCAGTGTGCTCTCGTCAACGGTCGGGTCGCCCTTGCGCGCCCGGATCACCGTCGTTCCCGCCACGTGGTCGATGCCGTTGTGGCTCATGCCCGACCGGTCCAGGGCGCGACGGATGTCGTCCGCAAGGTCGTCACGCCACGTGCGACCCCTGGCCTTCGCCTGCTCCTTCACCGTCTTCTGCGCCGTCGACATGACCTCGATCGCGTCCAAACCGACCACACCGCAGATCGCCTCAAGCTGCTCAAGCGTCATCTGCTTTGTCGGCTTGAGCAGGCGCGACACGGTCGACTGCTCGATCCCGGTCTGCGCTTCGATGTCGCGCTGGTAGATCACCGGCGTGTGGCCTGCCATGGCTGCCCTGAGGCGTGCGGCGATGGCGTGGCTCAACGGGCTGGGAGAGTCCTGCTTTCCTGTGGGCACACCTGTAACGATGCCAACATGGCATACGTGATGCAAGCAGAGTGGGTGAAAAAGTGGCGTACCCCACTTGACGTCGTAGGCCAAGTGGCATACGGTCCTCTGTATGGCCCAAAACACGCTCAACGCAGAGGTGGCCCGCAACGTGCGGGCGGCACTCACGCAGAGCGGCGTGACTCAGGCCGAGCTCATCAACACCACCGGGATCGCGGACAGGACGCTCCGCCGCCGCTTGCAGGGTAACTCTGCTTGGACGACGGACGAGCTGGACGTCATCTCAACGGCATTGAAGGTGCCGGTCTCGAACCTCATGAAGGTTCGTACGCACGCTCACTGATACTCCATATGGCATACCGTATGGAGCGCAAGGCCAACTCCACATAGGCCGATCCCCTTACCCACCAGAGCCTGACTCGGGCGATGACGGTGGCAGGACAGGAGCACCGCCCTTCACGCGGCCCGGGGATCGAAGGGGAGGCATCCCGATATGCGCGATCTGCAAGCGGATACCCCGGAAGCACTAGGCCGGTACGCCGCAAGCCCTGACAGCTAACGCGGGGGCTGGTCGCGCATGACCCCCTGAGTAGCCCAACTGGCAGGAGGCAACGCCCTCAAAAGGCGGACAGTGCGGGTTCGAATCCCGCCTCAGGGACTTGCAGGCATGGGGAGGCCGGACGGCTCCACCCGGGGTGAACCCCTCCCCGTGCCGAACCCAACCACCCCGACGAACGGAGGCCACGTGCCCGAGCCCGTATTCGACACGCAGGAAGCAGCACGACGACTCGGCGTCACGGCCACGTGGCTCCGGGATCACCGAGACGACGTTCCCCACATTCGGATGGGGCGCCTGGTCCGGTACACGCAGTCGCATTTGGACCGCTACATCGAGTTGAACACGGTGGATCCCGCGTTGTTGCGGAGAACGCCGAGGAGTAGGAAGCGGTGATCCCCATGTTTCGTAGGTTCTTGGTTTGGTTGAACGGTGGCGAGCTGGATTCGCACGAGGAGCCGCCGTCGCGTTTGGACGTGGCGGATGGTGTGGGCGGGTACAGGCCGTGGCGTGAGGGCCTGGTTGAGCCGTCGGAGAACCCGTGGACTGACGGGTGGCGGGGACTGTGAGCGCCGCGACGGAGAACCTCGCGAAGGCAGAGGCCGCACGGGGCGCGTTCGCGGAGCGTCACTTCCCGACCCGAGACGGTGCGCTCGATCACGGCACACTGAACCTGCCACTGCGCAAGCGCGGCAACATCGACTCCGAGGCGCGCCAGTGGCGCAAGCTCAACGAGCGGGTCGACTACTGGGCCGCGAAGGTCGCTGCCGAGAGGCGCCGTGAGCAGGCGCCCGCGATCCGGCAGGCAAAGGCCGACGCGCATGAGTCCGCGAACCTGCGGGAACGCTACGGCGACTGCGCCGAGGTTCTGTGGTCCATGTCCGGGCGCTGGCTCCCCGTGATCCGCTGGAACGCGAAGTCCGTCACGGTCGACATGGGCTCGCGCGAGACCATCCCCCACGACCAGGTAGCGGGTGCGCGATGAACGCGGAGTCGCCGGTGTTGGTGGCGTTCGCGGTGTTCACGTTGGCGTTCGTCCTCGAGCGCGCCCGGATCGTGGGGAAGCCTCTGCCGGTTCGTCAGCGTGTGTCGGCTCACGTGTTCATGCGCTTGTTGTTGGTGGCGCGGTGGGTGGACAAGAGGTGGGGCCGATGAGCGACGAGATCACGTCGCGCTACGTGCCTCGCAACGCCGCCCCGCTCGACGAAGCAAAGGCGCGGTGGCCGCACGAGCAGTACCGCACCGAGCGCCCCTCGGTCGGTCGCCGCACCCGCCAGGCGTTCGTGTTCGGCGCCGACTGGAACCTTGAACGGCTCGAGTGGCTGCTCGACGCCCGCGCCGAGTACAGCCACCCCGACGTGCAGGCCGAGGTCGAGGTCGGGCGCCACCTGCTGTCCATCCTCCGCGGCGAGAACGACGGCAAGGGTTGGCTCCCGTCGTGGCGCTGGGACGACTGGGAGAAGACGCCCCAATGACTGAGTCCTACGTCGACTACTGGGACCCGCTGCACGACCTGCGCGCCGAGCAAACCTACGCCGTACGACGCGTAGACCCGGACTACTGGCACGAACTTACCCGGGTTCGTGATGAAGAGGCCGCTGAGGAGCAGGCCCACAGACAGGAAAGGAAGTGGCAGTAATGGAGCTGGACACGCTGATGCAGGAGATCCCGGAGTCCACGCGCATGGTCGAGTGGTCGGACTTTACGGCCACCGAGCTGGGCACGCTCACCGAGCGGGAGCAGGAGATGGCGCGGTGGGTGGTGGGCATGTTCGCGATGTACACCACGCACGAGGCCATCGCCTACGCCCGCGAGTTGCTGGCGGGGAGGTCCTGAGCGTCATGAGCGCCTTCGACACGCAGGCTGAGTCGCGGGCGTGGGCTGCTGCACGCAACGTTCCCGACGACGTTCAAACCGAGGCGTGGTTCCTTCACGGTGACCAGCCCATCCCCGGGTACGCGGCACACACCGAGGCCGCACTCACCCGCATCGCCGGCAACAGCATCGTCAACCTTGACGCACGCGAGCAGGCCATGGGCGACCTCCTCGAAGCCCTCGCGTACCTGTTCGACGACACGGACCCGACGCCACTGTCTATGCGGCTCACTGCTGCACGACGCGCGTGGCAAGCATGGAAGGCAACCACATGAGCGAGTACACGCCGACCACCGACGACGTGCGTCGCGCTGCCATGCACGAGGTGGTAATGACCTCCGGTCAGTTTGACCGCTGGCTCGCGGCACGTGACCTGGCAATGAAGGAGCGGATCGCCAAGACCATCGAGGGGGCAGCTAACGGAAGCGAGCGCGGACAAAGTCGCCCTTACCTCGCGGGAATGCTGATCGCAGCCGACGTTGCGCGAGGGGAGTGGCCGAAGTGAGCCGTTGGCGTTCGAACACGCAGGCCGAGTACGAGGCCGCCGAAACCGAGCTCGCACGACGGCAAGACGAGTTCCTCACCGCAGCCGACGCACACTTCAACGGCGACCCAGGTGACCCTGATCTTGCCGTGCACGAGTGGCCGTCGTACATGCGCGCCACGGATGCTGCCCGCGCGTACCTCGACGCGGCCACACACCTCAGCAGGCTCCGACCATGAGGCGCAAATACCAGATCGAGTGCGCGCTCACGGTCGACGCCGAGGTTGTCGACCGCATCCCGGATCCGCTGAGCCGAAGGTACTGGCGATCCTCAGCGGCGACCACGGCGGCGGACCTAGCGAACCGGAGCCCGGAGGTGGCGCAGATCATCAACGACCTATACCGCGCTCTGGGTCGGAGGCCCACGTTCCCAGAGGCCCGCTGGTACGCCTACGACACCCGCACAGGGAAGGAAGTCGTCTCATGAGTTTCTGGATCGCTGCACTGGCCTCCGTCCTCATCATGTGGGGCGGAGGCCGAGTCATTTGGCACGGCGACTCACTCGCGCAGGTGTTCTCCGGGCTCGTTATCGCTGGCCTCGGGGTCCTCATCTTCGCCGCGGGGTCCTACGCATGAGCGCCTACGGGACCCAGCGCGATACTGCGCGGCGCACTATCGCCGATGCCCTCTCGGGGCACTGGTCAGTCGACGCTCGCGGGCGTCAGTACCCCGAATCGGAGTCGTCGCAGGTCGCTCGGAGCAACCTCGCGATCGCCGAGTCCCTGCTTGCGGTCGCCGAAGCGCTCCGACCTGCACCCGTAGAGGTCGAGGTCACAGTCACCAAGGAACAGATAGCCCAGTCAGTACGCGACGCTATGGAGGACTCATGAGCGCTGACCTGCTACGCCGAGCCGCAGCCAAGATCCGCGCGACCGCCACCCTCGCCTCCCGCGAGCTTGGTCCCGACTGGCACGGCGACCCGGGCGAGGCAAGCGACGTCGAGACGCACGTCAACCTCTGGGATCCCTGTACGGCTCGGCTCGTGGCCCGAGTGCTTGACGAGAGCGCCTGGCACATCGCGACCTATGACGGTCCGGATGCCGCCGGGTTCGAGGACGAGGAAGCCCTCGCCCGCCGCATCCTCGGGGAGGACGAGTGACCGCCGACGCGTTCTGCGGATCCTGCGGCAAACCACGCCCCACCAAACCCGTCCCCCACTGCAACAACCCAACCTGCACCTGGTGGCGCTGCGAATGCTCCACCACCAACACACCCACCGGAAACCACCGAAAGGGCTAAACCCATGAACCCCCAGCTCGTCAACCACGTCCGCCCCGGAGTGATCGTCTCCACGATCCTCGACCGCGAGACCCAGCAGGCCCAGACCGTGACCTTCCGCGCCGACAAGACCACGCGCGTCGGGTTCACCACCGAGGTCCAGTACGGGCCCGCGTCCGACTTCACCGCACAGCACGCCCTCGCCACCATCGACGCCTGAGGAGACACGACATGTTCAACACCACCCAGACCGTCCGCCCCTACAAGCTCGGCGACACCGGCGAAGAGACCTCCACCGAAATCATCGAGATCGTCCCGCCGGCAGAGGTCCCCGCGCCCGCCGAACCCTCACCCGTCGTCGAGCCCCAGCCCATCCCGGCGTAGACCCATGAGCGTCGACGACGGGTGGGGAGGGACACCCCCCACACAACCACTCGGTGCCGGCATCGAGTTCGACACGGTCGAAGTACGCGCCTCAAGCATCTTCGGCGCCCGCACCTTCACCGCAAACCCCGACGGCCACCTCATGGGAGTCGTCGTCAAACGCATCTGGACGCCCGGAGTGAACTACGCCGAATGCTGGCGCGTCACCGGGTGGGACGTCCCCGGAGTCGGCGTCTCCACCCGCCTCCCTACCCGCGTCACCGAACAGCGCCTCACCGGCAACATGCGGTCCTGGGGAACACCCGGCACCGACCAGTACCGCGAGTGGCCCGAGATCGAGTACATCCCCCGCGGCTGGTCCTGGACCGTCGACGGCGTGGAGGGTGTCGCGACCGAGGAACCCGCACCCCTGTACGGCAACCACGGCGACACCAGCCACTCCCTCATCAACTGCTCATGCGGCTGGCACGGGTACCTCTCCGGGTCACTCGACTACGCCGACTCCCCCAACCGAATCTCCGGCGTCGTCGAAGCATTCGGCACCGTCGTCCTCGGGGCACGCGGCTTCCGCGCATCCATGGCCCGCATCGTCGCCCTCTACCTCCCGCCCGCCGACTCGAACGCGATGGGCAAGCGATACGTCGAGAGGGACGAACCGTTGAAGGCAGGCCTCGGGAACGTACTCGGCCGCGTGCCCGCCGAGACGATGACGAAGGTCGCCGCCCGTTACCCGGACCTCCCGATCTACACCGACCTCGACGAGATGCTGACCCGGCACCCGACTGAGGAGCCTCACCGTGAGTGAGGGGCACACAGCACTCATCCTTCTCGCCGTCCTAGCCGTCACGTGGCTTGGGCGGTATTTCTTCGATCTCAGGAGCCGCAAGTGAGCCAGCCCACCGTCAACGTGACCATCGTCCGCCCCAAGCGCAGCGCAACCGACTGGATCACCCAGTTCCTCGCGGGCGTCGCCGTCTACTCCCTCTACGGCGCCATCCTCTCGTGGGCGCTGTCCCAGGTGTCAGCCCTCCCCAGCCTCGGGTACATCGAGTCTGTGTTCGTCGTCGTGGCGGCGCGGGTACTGCTGGCCGATTCCTCGTACACGCTGTGGACGCGGGAGTCCAAGTGAACACCCCCGACTGGACCATGGACGACGTCGCGTACGGCATCGACGGCGGGTACGAGGGCATCTACGACGGCGTGATCGTGTGGGTGCTCAACGACGGCCGCCGCATCAACCGCTTCGCCGGCGTGAAGGGCATGGAGCGTCGCGCCGCCGCCGTCGACGCATGGCTCGCCACCGCTGAGGGAGACGCCAAGTGACTTCACACCCTGAGGGAGGCGCAACTAGCCACCCTGATACACGCGGGTCCGACCTTTTGCGTCGCGCCGCCCGCAAGATCAAGGCGGCGGGCGAGTGCAAGCCCGGGGTGGCCTACTACTCGCTTGACGATCTCGGGTTCTCAAGCCTGGGCGTAGCCGAGCTTGTGGCGGAGACTCTGGAACTCGCGTCCTATGACGTCTGGTATCCGGTGCATGACGACGAGCCCGAGCCGCTGTACGACCGACCGGACGCCCACCGCGACCCGGCCATGCGTCTCGCCCGCCTCATCCTCGGCGGTGACGCATGAGCCTGATCGTCATCCGTGACCTCGTACAGGGGTCGGAAGAGTGGCACGCCGCACGCCGCGGCATCGTCACCGCATCCACGGTCGGGCAGCTCGTCACCCCGTCCACGCTCAAGCCCGCGGCCAACGACACGTCCCGCAGCCTCACCGCAACCCTCGTCGCCGAACGCATCACCGGGTACACGGAACCGTCGCGCATGACCGACGACATGTGGCGAGGCATCGAAGACGAACCACGCGCGCGCGAGAAGTACGCCGAGCACCACGCGCCCGTCACCGAGTACGGGTTCATGATCCGCGAGGGTGACGGGTGGCGCGTCGGCTACTCCCCGGACGGCCTCGTGGGTGACGACGGGCTCATCGAGATCAAGTCCCGCCGCGCCAAGCGCCACCTGCAAACCATCCTCTCCGACCAGGTGCCGGCGGAGAACATGGCCCAGATCCAAGCGGGCCTGCTGGTCTCCGGGCGCGCCTGGTGCGACTACGTGTCGTACTCCGGCGGCATGCCCCTCTGGGTCAAGCGCGTCCACCCAGATGCCAAGTGGCATCAGGCCATCATCGCGGCCGTCCGACAGTTCGAGACCACCGCCGCACAGATGGTCACCGCCTACCAGACCGCAGTCCACGGGCTGCCCATGACCGAGCGAGTGCTCGAGGAAGAAATGGTGATCTGACGATGGACGTCTTCGACGAGTTCATCCGCAATCCTGCCGCCCAGGGGAAGTCGCGCCCCGCCGAGTCGCAGACCCCGAAGCCCGTAACCAACCCCATGCCCGCGATCCGTGGGCGGCGCGAGGACGACGTCCTGTGGGTCCGCGCGGAAGACGTGGCGGATGCGCTCGAGGCGCTGTCCCCGACCACCAACGCGCGCCTCATCAAGAAGCTGAGGGGCTGACATGGACCTCACGGAGACAATCGCCCCGAAGTCTGACCAGCTCAACGCCGAGGACCTGCTCACCGGGCCGCGCACGTTCACCATCGACAAGGTGTCCGCGGGATCGGCCGAGCAGCCCGTGAACGTGCACCTGGTCGAGATCCCCGGCCGCCCCTACCGCCCGAGCAAGAGCATGCGCAGGGTGATGGTGGACGCGTGGGGCAAGGAAGCGGTCGAGTACGCGGGCCGTCGACTCACCCTGTACCGCGACCCCGAGGTTACGTTCGGCCGGGACAAGGTTGGTGGCATCAAGATCAGCCACCTGTCCCACATCGACTCGCGCCGCACGATCGCGTTGACTGTGACTCGGGGGAAGCGCGCACCGCACGTCGTGGAGCCGCTGCCCGATGCGCCGACTCCTGCTCAGGTCGCGGCGTCGACGGATCAGGCGGAGTTGCAGGCGTGGTGGGCAGAGTTCCCCGCCCTGCACGACGCGATCCGTGCCCGCGTGACCGAGCTCAAGGAGGCCGCGCAGTGAGCAACCTCGAACTCGGGCAGTTGATCCTGTCGAACAACCGGTGGCACTCGATCGACATGGAGCCGCACGTCGAGGCTGGCATCGAGTTGATTGCCGCGTTCCATGCCGAGGCATCCGGGCGAGAGGAGGAAGGGCAGGGGCCAATCACTGGCAACTCGGGCGGCTCCTTCAGCAGCCCGCTGTTCGACCTTCGCTCCTACTGCTGGTGCGACGGCGAGGGCGAGCATCGAGACGGGTGCCCTCCCAACTTCCATCACCACGCGTCGGGGTTCCGGGCGACTTGGTACAAGCACCTCGGCCGTGGAGGGACCCAGTCGCGCCGAATCTCGGCTCGCGAGTGGAGTCGCATTGTCATCGCCTGCCTGACTCACGTAGGCAACGCGAGTCCTGCACTACTTGCTGACGACTACGACAAGGAGGGCAGCTCGTGACTGGTGTTGTGCAGGACATGATGGCGCCCCGACCGACCGAGGGATGGTTCGGGCAAGACACGGGCCTACTCGACGACGTGCACATCCCACCCGATGACGCACGCCTCGCCCGCCAGTTAATTCGCCGCCGCTTCGGAAACGACGAGGCGGCTTTCCTTTTGCAGCAACTCGGAATCGAGGAGCAGTCATGAACAGGTACTTCCAAATGTTGGACGGATCGATCGTGCGCGTCCGGAATAATAGCGCGCATCTCCCGGCGTTCCTGGGCTCGGTCACGAACACCGAGGTTCAGGTGGTGCCGGTGGACGCCATCGTCATCCGCCGCGACGAACTACCCGAGGTGACGTCGGTGAGTCAGGGCGGACGAGTTCAGTTCCCCGACGGCCTCCAGCGCGTCGGTGTTCACGACGACCATCGCCGCCTGGCCCTCGCATTTCTGGCTGCCGACGAGCACTTCCGTGAGCACCCGCCGGTCGACGAGGACCAGGTCAAGGCTCTGGCGGACATCTGGCTGGATGAGTTCGCGATCACTGAGGCGGGCCGGGACCACGCCATCCGTCGCGCTCGCCAGCTAGTCAAGCGCGGTGTCCGAGTGGAGACCCCATGAGCGACTGGCGCGAGAAAGCGGCCTGCAAAGGCATCGCACACAACCCCGACTTCAACCCCGACGAAGACCCGTTCTACGACCCCCCTGAGCGTGAGGACGGTGGGGACAAGTGGGAGTACGCGCGGGCCATGTGCGCGCGCTGCCCGGCATGGGTTCGACAGGCCTGCCTCGACGACGCACTCCGCACCGAAGGAAAGGGCGGCAGCGACAGAGCAGGGTTCCGCGGCGGACACACCCAACACCAACGCCGACGCATCAGCCTCGGACTCCCCGCCACACCCAAGAAACGCGAACGCAAGGCCCCGCTCACCCCGGCCGAGGCCGAAGACGTATTCGCAACCGCCCGAGCACGCACCCCAGTAGCACTCCGACGCCGCAACGAATGGGTCGACAACATCATCGACCTCCTCGACCTCGGACTCACCGGCCCCGACATCCTCAACCGCCTCTCACGGCGATCCGACGGCGTCTTCAAGCGCCTCGAACGCGCCGGACGACTCGACGTGTGGGAACGACTCGGCATCCCCCAGAACTACACCCGAAAGGCCTCCTGACTCATGGCAGGCGATACCACCATCACCGTTGTCGGCAACCTCACCGCCGACCCCGAGCTCCGCTTCACCCCCAGCGGTGCAGCGGTCGCTAACTTCACCATCGCATCGACACCCCGAACGTTTGACAAGACCACGAACGAGTGGAAGGACGGAGACACCCTATTCCTCCGTGCCTCCATCTGGCGCGAGGCCGCGGAGAACGTCGCCGAGTCCCTGACGAAGGGGACCCGGGTCATTGCGGTCGGGAGCCTGGTGCAGCGGTCCTACGAGACCAGCGGGGGCGAGAAGCGAACCGTGTACGAGCTCAAGGTCGACGAGGTCGCGCCGTCGCTCAAGTACGCGCGCGCCACGGTCGCGAAGACTGGTCGCGGAGGCGGCGGGCAGGCGGCTGCTGCGTCGTCGGACCCGTGGACAGCGCCGGCGAACACCGACGATGAACCGCCGTTCTGACATGCCGACCTGGACCGTGTACACGCGCGACGGAGTAGACGAGATCTCCGCCGACCACCTCGAAGTGGTCGGCGGCTCACTCGTCTTCACCACCGAATGGCCCGCCATCGTGGCGCGCGCCTACTCCCCCACCACCTGGACCACCGTCACCCGAGACGAGGACTAACCCATGGCACTCGCCGACCTCATCGCCAAGGAAACCTACCGGGCAGCACCCGGGAAGCTCGACCGAGTCCTCGCATCCCTCCCCAAGAAGGACGCCGAAGACCTCCGCACAGCCATCGCCGACGAAGCGATCCCCGCCGAGGCAATCTCCCGGGCACTCAAGAAGCTCGGACACGACATCGGCGGAGAACGAATCCGCATCGTCCGACGAGAGGCCCGCCAGTGACCGACCCCAGCAGTTTCGCCGAAGCACTCAGAACCGAGATGGTCCCGGGCGTGCGTAACCGGGTCCTCATCCTCGACGTCGAACGACTCGACGGCATCACACAGCAGCACTGGTGGGACCGTGGCGCACTCAAGCAGCGCTACATCCACTGGGAGTCCGTGACCCGGCAGCCGCGCACCACCATCGTCTGTGCGAAGTGGTACGACTCACCTGACGTAATCCGCCTCGCCGAATGGGACAAGGGAGGCCGCAAGACCTTCCTCAAGAAGGTGCACGCCCTCGTCTCATCCGCAGACATCATCGTCGGGCACAACGTCGACCGAGCCGACATCCCCTGGCTCAAGGGCGACCTCCACCTCGAAGGCGGACTACCCCCACTCCCCCCGTTCAAGACCATCGACACGCTCAAGGTCATGCGCCGCGAGTTCGGTGGCGGCGCACCATTCAAGGGCCTCGACGCGTTGTGTCAGATCCTCGGCATCCCCGCCAAGACCGACAGCTACGACGCCCGCCGCATGGAGCGCGCGGTCACGGAAAAGTCGGTTGAGGACCGTGAGCGGTTGGTGGAGTACTGCGCGGGAGATGTGATCGCGACGCAGGGGCTTCTCGACCGGTTGCGGCCACACATCAAGAACCACCCGGCCCTGTTCGTTGACGGGCAGAACAACCTCACCACGTGCCACCGGTGCGGTACCGAGACCGAACCCGCCGAACGCCGCTACGTGGCGAACGTCCTCTCGTACTCGATGCGGAAGTGCCCCAACTGCAAGGGCTACTCACGCATCTCGATCGCGCCCGAGCGGCTGTCCATCGTAAGGAGCGTGTGAATTGACGGTCACCGTCTACGTAAACCCGGTCGGCCCCTGCAACACGTGCGACCGCGTTAAGCAGTACCTCGAGCTCAAGGGCATCACACCCAAGGTTCTGCCGCTTACCGACGAGGTCCGAAGCGAATACGACCCCGACAAGGTCATGCTCGAATTCCCCATCGTCGTACACCGCGGAAAGGCACACAGCGGATTCCGCATCAACGAACTCCACAACATCGTGCGAGACCACAACGAAAGAAGCGGGCCATGACCTGCCCAAACTGCACTAAGCCCGAGAGGCGCACCCCATACCGGGTGCGCCTCTCCTATTTCAGCACCCATAAGCGCCGCCTCTGGACCGTGTTTCGCCTCGACCCCGAGCAACATGGCGCTGGCCACGACGGCTACTTCGCCGTACGCAGCCTCCCCACCTGGGAAGCAGCGTGCGCCTACCTCAAGGAGATCGCATGAGGTTCCGCGTCAAGTCATTCGAGACCTTCACCGGCCGCCGCAAGTGGTACGTCTACGGACCCCACTCAGAAATCCGCGGCATGTACGTCGACTGGAACCTCGCAATCAAGGTCGCAAACGCACTCGCCAACGACCACGAATACCTCCGGCGATACAACCCCGTCGCATTCTGGAACCCGGACACATTCCGATGACCGAGCTCATCCTCGAACTCTGCCGCGCAGACTGGCACTCCGCAAACGACCGCCTCCACTGGGCAGCCAAAGCCAAAAGGAACGCACGCATCAGGGAGGCCGCCGCACTTGCTGCGAGCGGCCTCCCCCGCTTCACAAGGGCGCACATCATCGCGCACATCGGATACCCACGCGCAGGACGAGCAGACCCCTCCAACGCGTTCCCAGTAATCAAGGCCGCCCTCGATGGGCTAGTCGACGCGGGCATATTCCCCGACGACGACAGCGAACACATCATAGGACCCACATTCCGCCGCGACACCGACACCAAAAAGCCCGGTGCATGGCGCGTCCGACTCGAAATCCAGGAGCATCCATGAAGACCTGCAAATGCGGCGCCAAGTACCGCGACGACCCGGGCGGGCGCAACACTCACCGCACCATCCACGGACACACACCAGTGGAGGACAAGTGAGCAGACCCCGACTCCTCGACCTGTTCTGCTGCGAGGGTGGCGCCGCCATGGGCTACCACCGCGCTGGGTTCGACGTCGTCGGAGTCGACATCGTCGAACAGCCGCTCTACCCGTTCGAGTTCGTCCAGGCTGATGCGATCGAGTACGTCCGGGAGCACGGCCACGAGTTCGACTCGATCCACGCGTCCCCGCCGCGCCAGGCGCACTCAACGATCACGCCCGACAAGAGCGTCCACGTCGACCTCATCCCACCCACGCGCGACGCGCTCGTCGCGACGGGCAAGCCGTACATCATCGAGAACGTCGCCGGCGCGCGGCCAGCGCTCATCGAGCCCGCGCTCCTGTGCGGGTCGTCGTTCGGGCTCCGCGTCCGCCGTCACCGGCTGTTCGAGTCGAACATCTTCCTTGTCCAGCTCCCGTGCGCACACGGCGCCGACGTGCCCGTCGGCGTCTACGGCGACCACGCGGACGGCGTCACCCGCCGCCCGAACGGGACCAGCAGAGGCGTCAAGGCCCAGACCGTCGAAGAGGCCCGCGACGCGATGGGCATGCCTTGGGCGTCCTGGCACGGCACCACCCAGGCGATCCCGCCCGCCTACACCCAGTTCCTCGGCGAGCAGCTCATCGAGCACCTTGAGCAGGAGGCCCCCGCGTGACCCTCCTCGAGACCGCGCAACGCCGCCTCCACAACGCCGCCTGCGCACTCTTCTTCGGCACCAACAACACCGACGCGCGCGACACGTACTACACCGCACTCGACGCACTCACCGCAGCCCACCAGGAAGGAGGGACATGGCCGACAAGCGCGCCTACGCCAAGTTCGACGTCGGATACCTCGACAACCCCAAGGTAGGACCCCTCCTCGAGGACGACCGCCCCTACGCCGTCATCCTGCACGCCGCATCGATCCTGTATTCGGCGCAGCACCTCACGGACGGTGGGGTGCGCGTCAAGACCCTGCTGCGGAAGTACGGCGGCGACCAGGGAGACGTTGACGCCCTGGTCGCCGCCGGCCTCTGGGTCGACCTCGGAGACGGGCGAATCCAGATCCACGACTACCTCGAGCACAACCGGTCGGCAGCTCAGGTGAAGAAGGCGCAGGAGGCCGGGGCGAAGGGGGCTGCGTCGCGTTGGGCCCGCTCGGATGCGGACTCCACCCCGGACGACGATGCGACCCGAAATGCGAACCGCATAGGGGGTGTCGATGCGAACCCCAATGCCCAGAGAGAGAGAAAGAGAGAGAGAGAATTAGACGGTGCGCGCAAGCGCGGCACCCGACTCCCCGACGACTGGACACCCAGCCCCGAGCTCCGATCCTGGACCCTCGAAGAGTGCCCCGGACTCAACGGCCCCCAAGTCGCAGCACAGTTCCGTGACTACTGGCACGGAGTCCCCGGCGCCAAGGGCGTCAAGCTCAACTGGGACGCAACCTGGCGCAACTGGTGCCGACGCGAACACGAGAGCGGGGCCCGGTGACCGACTACGACGACCCCGACAACGACTCCCGCTTCATCGGCCCCGAACGCACCCTCATCTCCGCCATCCTCGCCGACGCAGCAGGCCGCTGCTGGGGCGTAGAAGAGCTCGACACCCTCACGCCCCAGGACTTCTACGACAGGCGCCTAGGGGCCCTGTACGCGCTCATGCTCGAACGCCACACGGCGGGGCGCGGGACCGATGGTGCAAGCCTGGTGCCGCACCTCGCGCGCATGGCCAGTCACGACGCCCGACCCTTTACGGCGTCTGACCTCATCGAGATGGCCACCACCGGGTACTCGGCAACGTTCATCTCAGTGGGCGGGTACGCGCGGGAAGTCGTCGAGGCCGCACACCTGAGGGCACTCGACACCGCCGGCGCACGCATCCGGGAACTGGTCCGCGCCGACGTCCCTTTCGAGGACGCGTTCGAGATGGCGCGGTCCGAGGTCGACGGCGCCGCGGCAGAGTCCACCAACCCGGCCCTCACCCTCGAGGAGCAGCACGCCAAGACCCTCGGGATCCTGTCGACCAAGTCCACGTTCCGCCCCACACCGTGGGCGGCGCTGAACAACCTGATCGGCGGGTGGAAGCCCGGCGCTCTGTACATCGTCGGCGCCCGGCCAGGTGTCGGGAAAACCCTGTTCGGTGCACAGGCTGGGCTGTCCATGGCTGAGCACGGGTGGGCGGGGTTCAACACGCTCGAGATGACGAAGCACGAGATGCAGCTCCGGATCATCGCCCATCTAGCGAAGATCCCGTTGCAGGCGCTCTTGCATCACGACCTGACGGATGGGCAGTGGCAGAGGGTCCGTGAGCTCGGCCCCTCTGTTCTCTCGAAGCTTCGGTTGAGCGTCGACGATCGGTCAGACGTGCGGCCCGCGCAGATCCGCAACCACGCCCGATCCCTCGCCCGCCGGGGCGAGCTCACGGGCATGGTCTTGGACTACATCGGCCTCATGCCCGCCGCCCGTGGAGACCGCCGTGAACGTCGCGACGTCGTCACGGACTACTCGCGGTCTCTCAAGATGATGGCGAAGGAACTCGCGATACCCGTCGTTGCTCTCTCGCAGCTCAACCGCGAGGGGATGGGCCGAAAGGACCGCCGCCCGGTCCTTGAGGATCTTCGTGAGAGTGGCTCGCTAGAGCAAGATGCTGACGTTGTGATCCTGTTGAGCGTCGATTGGGACGCCCCGGATTACCTCACGGTGCATGTCGCTAAGCACCGTAACGGGCCGACTGGCGAGTTCGTGCTTGAGCGTAACGGCGCGTACTCGACCCTGGCTGATTCCGATATGACTCCCGCTGAGGTGATGTCGCGCGCTGCTGACAAGCGTGCCGGTGTCGGTATCGACGCGGACTGGTGAAAGGACCTTTGTGATGGAGAATGTTCCGAAGAATCGTGACCGTGAACGCGTGGACGCGGTGTTGGATTGGGGTGCGGAGGGTTGGCGGCTGGCACATGTGCTTAGGGCGCGCCTCTCTAAGTACCGTGACGCGGAAATCGCTGCACTGGCAGACCGGGATTCTGGTTTGCTGACCCGACTTGCTGAGGAGGAATCATGACCGAGCTGACGCCCGCCGTGGACCGCGCCGCCAAGGAGTCCTTCCGTGCTGGCGCGGAGAACGCGGCTCGGCTCATCGGCCTCGACGAGCCGGTCAAGTGGAGCATCCTATCCGCCGAGGACCAGGAGCACGTGCGCATCCAGGCCCGTGCCGCCGTGTCCGCCGCCCTGCACGACCCCGACGACCCGGACGCGCTCGCGGGGTACGTGCGAGAGCACACCCCGAGCGGACTCCGGTGCGACTGCGGGCGCGACCTCGTGGACGCTGCGGACTGGGCTCGTCACGTGGCCGATGCCGTGCGGGCCGAGATCTTGGGCGGTGACGCCTGATGCCTGCACCGAACACCATCGAGAGGCTGATGGGGTACGTCGACCGCCAAGGCCCGGACGAGTGCTGGCCCTGGACCGGGCCCATCTCGAACCAGGGCTACGGGAACGCAGACCTTCACCGGAAGCGGGCCAAGGCCCACCGGTTCGTGTACGAGCAGGAGGTCGGGCCGATCCCCCCGGGCATGGTCATCGACCACCTCTGCCGCGTGCGGCACTGCGTGAACCCGGCGCACATGGAGGTCGTCACGTCGGCCGAGAACACGAAGCGCGGAGCGCGCCCGTTCTCCTTCGATGGGCACTGCAAGTCGGGGCGCCACGTGATCGCCGGGCCAGAGGATGTCGTTCCGAGCAGCGGATCGTGCCGCGAGTGCGCCAAGGAGCGAGACCGGGAGAAGAGCGAGCTGTTGCAGAGAGCGGCAAGGAGCCTAGGCATGACGCACGACGCATACCGAAAGAGCTACGGCTCATCGCGTGACGTTGCTCGTTCGATCCTGGGAGGTGCGTGATGGCCGACGACAAGCCCATGTACCGGTGGGACGTGACGATCCGCCGCTGGAACACCTACGGCGACCGCGTGGAGTCCAAGACGCCCGCGACCGTGCTCGCCTCCACGAAGGCTGAGATGGTCCACAAGGCCCGCGTGATGGTCGGGGCGAGCTACGACTCGTTCCGGAAGTTCTGGTCTCACGACGTGCTCGTGAACTCGGTCGACGAGGAGGTGTCTCGTGGCTGATCCTCGTGCCGTGCTGGACGTGATCCGCCAGCGCGCCGACAACGCAACCGACGGCCCGTGGACGTTCCAGCACTGGGGGTCGCAGAACCAGAACGGGGACTACGCAGAGTCCATCCTGTTCGACGGTGACGGCGAGACCAGCACCTACGGGCTGGCTGACCGTGATGGTGAGTTCATTGCTGCTGCGCGGTCGGACGTGCCGCGCCTGGTCGCAGCTCTCACCGCCGCACTCGACCTGTGCGACGACCCGGGCGGCCCTGACTCGTGGTCGCACATGTTCCAGGGGCGACAGTCCGTTTTCGTGGACGACATCCGCGCCGTGATCGAGGCCGCCCTGGCCGGGGAGAAGCCATGACCTACACCCCGACCGACGAGCAGGTGAAGCGCGGTGCCGCTGAACTCATGCGCGATGACCCGGAGTACGAGAACGGCACGTACGGCCCTGCGGACTACGAGGCGATGGCCCGTGCCGTGTTGGTGGCGGTCGGCCCCAGCATCGCCGCACAGGCACTCAGGGACGCGGCAGGTGACACCGCGCAGGACGACTCCGGTGCCGATGACTGGTATGCGTCCTGGCTGAACGACCGCGCTGACCAGATCGAGCAGGAGGCACGCCGTGGGTGACACGAGCGCAGAGGAGTGGGCGCGGAGTGCTGCACGCCTCTCCTACATCGACGGCGAGGCGTTCAACGCCTGGCTGGATTCCGTCAAGGCACAGGCGTGGGACGAGGGCCAGAAGTCGGGCGCCCGGTGGGGCGGTCCGCCGCTCGATGCCTACGAGTCCGATCCGCCCAGCAGCAACCCGTACCGCGAGCAGGAGGCATGATGAGCACCGACGAGCACACGCCGACCACGCGAGGGATCGCGGACGTGCTGGCCGACATGCGCGACGTTGTGAAGGTCGAGCGGCCGGACGATGCGGTGCGGGTCCCCGTGTCCGACCTGGCGATGATCCTCAGCCACCTTGCCGCGCGTGACGCCGAGGTGGCCGAACGCATCGCACAGGCCATCGAGGCAGATCGCGGAGACGCTCCCTGGGCCGAGTCGCGACATGATGCCGGTGTCGGCCACTGGCTCGACAGCAGGGACGCTACGAAGGCTGCCCGGATCGCGCGAGAGGCGGGACAAGCATGAGCAGCATCCACGAGCAGGCGAGGGCCGAAGCCGAGAAGCGCTTCCCCGACACCGACCCCCTGGCCCTCGCGCTCGCGATGCGCGACGTGTTCCAGCAGGGCTACCTCGCTGGGCATGAGGCTGCGTCCCGGCCACGCCAGGTCACCACCGTGGCCGAGCTCGACGCACTGCCGGTCGGCAGCGTCGTGCTGAGCGAACAGGGTGCCATCTGGGAGCGTGAGTCAGACGCGTACTGGATCGAGACCGGCAACACGTGGCGGGTCCAGTCCGAGGACATCGCACTCCCCGCCCGCGTGCTGTACGTGCCCGAGGAGGAATCATGAGCGACGACCTGCTGGACGAAGCGACACGACTCGTGTTGGGCGACATGCTCTACACCGAGGAGAACATCGATCGCGTCCTGCGCGCCCTTGTCGAGCGCGTGCAGCAAACCGAAGCCGAGCGGGACATGCTCGAAGCCCAGCGCAACGAGTCCAACAATCGCGCAGACGCGGCGCGGGCCAAGCTCGACAAGGTGCGCGACTGGGCACACCACATCCGCACCACACGTGAGCGCGGCGACATCGAGTACAACGCCGCGTGCGACGTGCTGGCCATCCTCGACGAGAAGGACCCCACATGAGCACACTCGACGCCCGCGACAACCTCAACCACATCGCCCACCACTGGCCCGACCTGCAACACCAACTCGGCGGCCTCAAGTCCACACCCACCGACAAAATCACCGTGCAGACCTCAGGCGACCCTCAGGCGCCAATCAACCTGCACGTACTCGACCTCGTCCACGAGATCGAGCAGTGGGCCGAGTGGGGTGTGGACCAGCTCGAGCAGCACGCCGGCATCGCGTTCCCGTGGCGAGCACCAGCACCGGTGATGCTGCGTCACCTAGCCCAGCACCACCAATGCTGGGACGGCGTAGACGACTTCGAACACGCAGCAGCCCGATACCGCCGCAAGACCGACCGCGCACTCCGCAACACCAACCCCCAACACCACCTCGGACCCTGCACCACGCCCGACTGCGACGGCGAAATCTACGCAACCAACACGGCAGAGTCAGGCAACTGTCCCCGCTGCGGCAACCCCTGGACACCCAACGGCCAATACGCCTGGCTCAAGAACCAAGCCGAAACCGTCCTCCTCACACGACCCGAAATCGTCAAAGCCCTCAAGCGCCTAGGCCACGACACCCCATACCGCACCGTCCAAACCTGGATCAACCGCGGCAAGCTCAAGGCCCAAGAGGAAGACCTCTACCGGCTCGAAGACGCACTCACCCTCGCCACCCGCAGAACATGAATCAGCGCCCCACCTGGCTACGGCCAGAGTGGGGCGCTATTCGTGTATGCGCACCTTGCAAAACCCGGTTGAATCACCTATCTTAGTAACGTGGACCTCGTCCACTTGAGCCCCGGTCGAAGCCACTGGCTTCACAGCCGGGGCTTTCGCGTTCGCAGGTGCGGGAAGAGTGGGCCGCCGCAGGTGAAAGACCTGGCCCCGATCGCACCCCGCACATGGGCGGCGCACCCTCTCGCCCCGCACCGAGCAAATGCTCAACGCCGGACGATGGTGCGCGCCCACACACACTCCCCCACCCCGGCAACACACCCACCACGAGTGGACACACCCGGGCGAGTGAGGGGTACACATGCCGGGAGGAACCATGGGCTACCGGGTATGCGGCACACCCGGATGCCCCACCCTCCACCCCGGCACAGGTAGATGCCCCACCTGTCGCACCGCAGCAGACAAGCAGCGTCGACCACAAGGCAACCCCTACCAAACCCCAGGCCACCGTGCCTTCCGGGAAGCGGTACTACTCCGCGACCCCTACTGCGTGGAGTGCAGGGTGGCATGGTCCACCGTTGCCGACCACTACCCCATCGAACGACGAGACCTGGTCGAGCTCGGGCAAGACCCCAACGACCCGGCACGTGGACGCGGACTATGCAAGCCATGCCACGACAGGCACACCGCACGCACATCACCAGGCGGCTGGAACAAACGCGACTGAGCGTCGAAGCGAGGCCGCGAGACGCGCGACCGTCGCACACTCGCTCCACATCTGAGTCGACACCTCGTCGCCCTGACCCGCGTTAACGCACGGGGGGTGGCCCCCTCGAGCCCACAACAGCCCACCGCCGGTGAGGTGTGTGCCAGGTCCGGAGGGTTCAAAGCCGTGCCCCGGCGCAATGTCAGGGCAACACCAATGCTGCGCAACGCGGCGAGGAGTGATGACGATGGCTAGTGGTGGCGCGCGCAACCGGTCGGGTCCCGCTGTGGACCCTTCGTCTGGTCGTTCTGATCGTCGGGGCCTGTCGTTCAAGTCCCTGCCGGCTGAGGGCTATGCGGGCGAGGTGCCCGGCTTCCCGTTGCCGTCTCCGTCGGACCGTGAGCTCGAGGTGTGGGGGGCGTTGTGGCGCACGCCGCAGGCCTTTGCTTGGGCCGCGCAGGAGTGGCGCTGGCAGGCGATTGGCGAGCTGGTCCGGTTGCAAGTTCGTGCCGAGGCTAAGGACTCGCCGACGACACTTTTCGAGCGCATTCGTCAGTGGCGAGCGGATCTCGGGCTGACGCCAGCGGGTCTCAAGGAGAACGGCTGGGCCATCGCAGCGGACGAGGTCTCGGAGAAGCGTGATGAGCGCGTCCGTGTCGATGACGACGCTCCGCTTGCCCCGGTGCGACGCCTGAGGGCGTAGCCCATGACTCGCGCCACTGAGGTGACGCGCATCGACTTTCCCACGCTGGGGGACCTGGCTGACGGGTGGATCAAGCAGCACTGCCGCGTCCCAGACGGCTTCGCGGTGGGCGCCGAGTTCGAGTTGTCGGACTGGCAGTTCTTCTGCGTGGCGAGCCACTATCGGGTGCGCGAGGGTATCGCGTTCAACCCGGACCCGATGAAGATGCTGAGGTCGCAGGCGTTTGTTTACCGCCGTTCGATGATCGTGGCGCCGCAGAAGACGGGTAAGGGTCCTCTCGCTGCGTCGATCACGGCGTTCGAGGCTGCCGGTCCTGCGTTGTTCGCGGGGTGGGCGAAAGCCGGGGACGCGTATCGGTGCGACGAGAACGGTTGCTCTTGCGGCTGGTACTTCGACTATCAGGTGGGCGAGCCGATGGGTATGCGGTGGCCGACTCCGAAGATCCAGCTTATGGCTGCGTCTGAGGATCAGGTCGACAACACTTACGGCCCGTTGAAGAACATGGTTGCTATGGGACCTATCGGTGAGTTGATGAAGGTCCACGAGTCGTCGATCAAGGTCGCCCCGCTTCCGGGGGCTCCGGACGGCGCTGGCATGAACCGGATTACACCGGTGACTTCGTCTGGGCTTTCTCGCCTGGGTCAGCCGATTACGTTCGCGATTCAGGATGAGTCCGGGACGTACACGAAGACGAACCGGCTTGAGAAGCCTGCGAATGACCAGCGTCGCGGTCTTGCGGGAATGTCTGGGCGTGCGATTGAGACCACGAACGCGTGGGACCCGACCGAGAACAGCGTGGCTCAGCAGACGTGGGAGTCGGGGTCTGAGGACCTGTTCCGCTTCTACCGGAACCCCGACCTCGAGCCTTCGTTGCGAAATGACGAAGGCGAGCGTTTGTCGTATCAGGACAAGCGTTCGCGACGGAAGATTCACGCCTACGCCTACCGGGGTTCGCCGTGGGTGGACCTGGACGCGATCGAGGCTGAGGCTTCCGAGATCTTGCAGCGCGATCCTGCGCAGGCTGAGCGGTTCTTCGGTAACCGCCTGGTGTATGGGCAGGGTTCGTGGTTGCCGGATGGTGTTTGGGCGGGTGCGTATGCCGGTCGTCGATGATGTGTGGTTGGAGAATCCGCCGGCGGGTGTCAGTGTGTGTGCGGGGTTTGACGGGTCTGAGAATGATGACTGGACTGCGATCAAGCTTGAGACTCGTGAGGGTCTGATTTTCACTCCTCGGTATGGTCCGGATCGTCGTCCGACGATTTGGAATCCGAAGGAGTGGGGTGGGCAGATTCCGCGCGGTGAGGTTGATGCTGCGTGGGATGAGCTCGCTCGGCGGTACACGGTCTTGCGTGCGTATTGCGACCCGGGGTTTCGTGATGAGATCTCGTGGGAGTCGGAGATTGAGCGGTGGGGGCAACTCTACGGCGACAAGGTCTTTATCCCGTGGCAGATGTCGGGTAACTCGCGTTTGAATGCGACGTACGCGGCTTTGCGCAGGTTTGAGGCGGATCTTGCTGGTGGTCTGATCAAGCATGATGGGTGCCCTATCACGGCCTCGCATGTGGGTAACTCTCGTCGGATCGCTAAGACGATGGAGCGGTATGCGTTGGGTAAGCCGTCGCAGAATCAGAAGATTGACGTTGCTGTGACGTCTGTTCTTGCGCATGAGGCCGCATCGGATATGCGGGCTGAGGGCTGGCCGGAGCCGACACCGGAGTACGCATTCGTCTTCTAAGCGCCTGGGAGGTGCCGTGGCACTGAGCACCGAGCAGGCTTTGAAGAAGACGGAAGAGTTGTATGCGCGACTCTCCAAGCGGCGTCCGGAGATCACGGATCTCGAGAAGTACTTCCGCGGCGAACAGCCGCTCTCGTATGCCTCTCCGGAGTGGCGCAAGGTCCACCACGACCAGTACAAGAACTTCTCGGACAACTGGTGCGGCGTGGTCGGGTCGGCTCCTGGTGAGCGGACCGAGCTGTACGGGTTCCGCCTTGGCGATGACGGCGACCCTGTGTCGCCCGACGAGAAGGCTCTGTGGCGGGACTGGGAGGTAAACGACGGCCCAGCCCAGGCGTCGCAGGGGTTCCTGATGTCGACGATCGCTAAGCGGTCCTCGGTGATGGTGTGGGGCACGAAGGACGACGAGCCGACGATGACGTGGGAGCACCCCTCTCAGGTCATCGTGGACTATGACCCGGGATCGCCTCGGGTGCGCCGGTTCGCGTTGAAGTCGTGGCGGGATGGCGACGTCGAGTTCGCGACTCTGTACGAGCCGGGCGCGGTGTGGAAGTGGCGGCGCCCGCTCACGGCTGGGGCGATTGAGAGGGGCCGGACAGAGTCCGGCCTGTACATCGCGTCCACTGTTGACCTGACGGGTGGCGGATGGGTCCCTCGCGAGGGCGAGGATGACACGTGGCCGATCGCCAACCCGATGGGCAAGGTCCCGGTGGTTGAGTTCCAGAACCGCCCCATGCTGGGCGGGGAGCCGATCTCCGACATTGACGGCACGAGGGCGATGCAGGATGCGGTGAACCTGCTGTGGGCTTACCTCTTCGTCGCGGCGGACTACGCGTCGATGCCGGCGCGCGTGGTGATGGGTCAGCAGCCTCCGAAGCTCCCGGTTCTCGACGAGAACGGGCAGAAGATCGGCGAGAAGCCGGTCGACATCGAGGCGCTGACCAAGGGCCGCATGCTGTGGCTGACTGGCGAGAACGCGAAGATCGGCCAGTGGGACGCGTCCAAGCTGGACGTCTTCACTGAGGTCATCAACGTGGCCGTGCGTCATGTCGCGGCGCAGACCCGGACCCCGATCTACTTGGTGCACGGCGAGCTGGGGAACGTGAACGGTGAGACGTTGACGGGCCTTGACGCGCCGCTGGTTTCGAAGGTTCGCGAGGGGCACAAGTTCTACCGGACCCCGGTGCGTGAGGTGTTCAGCCTCATGGCGGAGGTGCGGGGTGACTCGCGCGTTGCTGAGGCCGCGCTGACGGGTGACGTGCAGTGGAAGAACCCTGAGGTTCGTTCCGATGCGCAGATCTCGGATGCGGCGCTCAAGGACCGGAACATCGGGTGGTCGTTCGCGGGCGTGCTTGAGAAGCGGTATGGGCTGTCGCAGCCGGAGATTGAGCGCCAGTTGGCGCTGATCAAGGCGGAGCAGGAGACGGACCCGTATCTGGCCGGTCAGGGCGCGAAGGGGGCTGCTGCTGATGGTGTTGCAGCAGAGTCTTCCGTCAGCGGCGAGGGCGTACAGCAGGGCGCAGCGGGCTGAGATTTCTGACGCGGTTGCTGCGGTCCTGAGGCTGTGGCGCCGCATTGGAACGGATTTCGATTCGGGTTGGGCTCGTGTCGCCCCGCAGATGCTCACGGTGACTGCGGTTGCGCAGTCGCGGGTGTCCGCGGGCGCCCTGGCGTACGTGCCGGACGTGCTCGAGGACACGGGACAGTCGGTGTCGGTCGACGTTGTTGGTGCCGCGCGGACGGCGCCTTTGATCGGCGTCGCGGGTGACGGCCGCCCGGTTGAGTCGCTGCTCTATGGCGCGGTGACTCGAACGAAGGAGCTCGTTGGCTCCGGGCAGGCGCCGTTCGCTGCGTTGCAGTCGTCGGGCAAATGGCTGTCGTCGACTACGGGCACGCTGCTTTCTGACACGGCCCGGAGCGCAGAGTCGCTGCGGGCTGGGGTGTCGGTGCGGCCGGTCACCGGGTACGTGCGGATGTTGCAGACCCCGTCGTGTCCGCGGTGCGTGATCCTTGCCGGGAAGTGGTTCAAGCGGAACCAGGGCTTTCAGCGTCACCCGGGTTGCGACTGCCGCCACATCCCCTCGTCTGAGGCTGTGGGCGGAGACCTGACGATCGACCCGGACGAGTACGTGGCGTCGTTGTCCGACGCCGAGCTCGACGAGTGGATCGGCGAGGCAAACGCCGCCGCTTTGCGTGAGGGCGCGGACCTGAATCAGGTGGTTAACGCTCAGCGCGGCATGCGCACCGCGCAGATCGGCGGTCGCTCGGTCCTGGTGACGAACGAGGGCGTGACACGCCGGGGCTTCGCCTATCAGAGGCTCCGCTTCTCGGGTGACCCGACATCGTCCCGCCGGCGCCCCCGGCTCATGCCTGAGTCGATCGCGCGCGTCGCGAAGAGCCGTGACGACTACCTGCGCCTACTGCGCGCCAACGGCTACTTGGTGTAGCCCCACAGATTCCCCGGTCACGCAACGTGCCTGGGTCACCTCCGCAAGGGAGACAGCACCATGGCCGATGAGGTCACGCAGGACGCGGCTGCGGCCGTGGAGCAGGAGAGCACCGTCGTCGAGTCGACTGGCGACGGCGCTAGCGAGGTTGTGCCCGGGGAGGAGAGCCTTGGGGACGCTGGAAAGAAGGCCCTCGATGCGATGAAGGCGGACCGTAACGCGGCTCGCGCTAAGGCCGCTGAGGCTGAGGCCGAGATCGCGCGGTTGCGGGCCGTCGCGGAGGGCAAGGAAGCGGAGTTCAAGGCCGAGCAGGACCGGCGTTCCGTCGAGGCGGAAGCGCTCGGTAAGGCGAACGTGCGGATCAAGAAGGCTGAGATCCGCGCCGCCGCTGCTGGGAAGTTGGCCGACCCCGCGGACGCTCTGCTTTACCTGGATCTTGACGAGTTCGAGGTCAGTGACGACGGCGAGGTTGACACCGCCGCCGTCAAGGAGGCGATCTATCGTCTCATCAGCACGAAGCCCTACCTCGCGGTTGCGCAAGGCACGCGGTTCCAGGGCACAGCCGATCAGGGTGCGCGCAAGGCGGACTCCCCGTCGGAGGAACAGCAGCTCGAGGCGGCGCTCACTACGGCGACCCCTGAGCAGCGCATTGCCATCAGACAGCGCCTCGCCCACATCCGGGCTGAGGCAGCAATCCGCAGCTAGGAGAACTAGACATGGCTGGTATCACCGGTCTCGGGACGACCTTTAACCTCCCGAACTACCACGGCGAGCTCATCGCCATCACCCCGACGGACACCCCGCTCCTGTCGCTCTCGGGCGGTCTGGGCGGCGGTAAGCAGACCACCGCGACCGCTTTCGAGTGGCAGACGGAGGATCTTCGGGACCCGGAGATCCGGGGCCGTCTCGAGGGTGCGGACGCCCCGACCGCTGAGTCTCGTGTTCGCGCGAACGTTGAGAACGTCGTGCAGATCTTCCACGAGTCGGTCGAGACGTCGTACACGAAGCAGGCCGCTACTGGCCAGTACGCCACGCCGGGCGCGGCTCCGTTCAGCTCCGCTGACGGCGAGTCGAACCCGGTCACGGACGAGCACTCGCACCAGGTTGCGAACGCGCTCAAGACGATCGCGCGCGACGTGAACTACACGTTCTGGCACGGCAAGAAGGTCAAGCCGACCACGAACGCCACGGCCCGCCAGTCTGCTGGCATGCTTTCGGTCGTTACGACGAACCGGATCGCTACGGGTGAGATCTCGGGCACCACGGCGACTGACACGGTCACGGTCACGCACGACTACTCGGCTGGTGACAAGGTCGTCGTGACGGCGTTCTCGGGGACGGCTCTCCGGTTCGACCGCGTTTACTACGTCGTTTCCCCGACGTCGACCACGGCGTTCAAGCTCGCTGCCACGCCTGGCGGTTCGGCTATCACGCTCGGCACGGGCACCATCTCTGTGGTTCCGGCTGAGACAACGCTCACCGTTGATGGACTCGGTGTCCTGATGCAGCGGGTGTTCGACTCGGGTGGCATCTCGCAGGAGGCGACGGCGACCCTGTTCGCTTCGTCCCGGCAGAAGCGCGCCCTGACCGCGGCCTACGCGACGGCGTACGCGCAGTCGGACGCCTACTCGGGCACTCGGAACGTTGCGGGCCTGGACGTGCAGACGATCGAGACGGACTTTGGCCGTCTCAACGTCGTTGTCGACCGCGCGCTTCCCCCGGACGCCCTCGCGGTTGTGTCCCTCGAGCAGGTCGACCCTGTCTTCCTCAGCATCCCCGGCAAGGGCGTGCTGTTCGAGGAGGAGTTGGCGAAGACCGGCGCGAAGGACCGGACGCAGATCTACGGCGAGATCGGTCTCAAGTGGGGCAACGAGCTCTCGCACGGTGTCCTGCGCGGCCTGACTGTCTGACCTGTTCTCGACGCTGCCAGGGAGGCTGCTGTGGCTCTTGATCCTCTAGCGACAGTGGTCGACCTGGCGGCGCGGGGCGTGGACACGACTGACACGGCTCGTGTTGAGGCGTTGCTTGATGCGGCGTCGGAGTCGATCCGTGCTGCTGCCGGGTCGACGATCTCTGCGGTGACGGCCACAGTCACGGTTCCGGGTTGCCCGGGGCCGTGGCTGTGGCTGCCGGGGTTCGCGCCCCGCGATGTGGCTGACGTGTCGGTGGACGCGGAATCGGTGTCGGACTGGCGTCTGGTGTCGGGACGGTTGTGGCGTGCGTGTGGGTGGCAGTCGGACTGTGGCCCGGCGAACGTCGAGCTGACGTACACGCAGGGCCTGGACGAGGTGCCGGCGGACGTCGTGGACTTGTGCTGCTCGCTGGTTGCGGCGGGTATGGCTGCGGCTGATGAGGGGTACGACCCGCGTAGGTCGATGGCGTATGAGCGGATCGACGACTACCAGTATGGGCTTCGTCAGGGTGATGACGAGGTTGTGTCGCCAATGGACTTGCCGCCTCGGGTGAAGGCTTCTCTGGCGTCACGGTTTGGTTCTGGGGTCTCGGTCACGGGGGTGTTCTGAGTGTCCGCGCGGTCGACGGTTCTGCGTGGCCGGAAGCGCGCTGAGGCTCTGATGATCGATGAGGTGTCGATCGCGCGGCCGACTGGCGCTGTGGATCCGATTACTGGCATCCCGGTGACGTCGGAGGTGTACGGGGGCCGGGCGAAGGTTCAGACGTATGAGGCGTTTGAGAAGCAGCCTGAGCTTGGTGGCGGCACTGTGACGGTGCAGCGGTATTCGGTTCATGTGCCGGTTGGTGCGTATGTGCCGCGGGTGAATGACGTGGTGACGGTGACTGCTGCGGTGTTGGACACGGGCTTGGTGGGTCGCCGGTATGTGGTGTCTGGCCTGTTGCACAAGTCGTTCGCGACGTCGTATCGCCTGCTCGTGGATGACAACAACGGGTACGGGGGTGCGCCGTGAGTGATGGTGCCGCTGAGCTGTACCGGTTCGCGTCGGACGTGGCGAAGGCTGCGGAGGCTTCGGTGCGTGAGGTTGACCCGATCGTGCGGACTGAGGCGCATGAGCTCAAGGACCGGATGAACTCTGACCTGGCTGGGTCTCGTCACTTCCGTGGCGCCGCGGGGTCGGTGACGCATGACTCGCGGTACTCGTTCGGGTCCGTGGGGTATGAGGTTGGGCCGGATAAGGGTCGTCGTGGTGGCGCGATTACGAATATCGCGTACTTCGGTGGGTCGAATGGTGGCGGTGGCACGGTCGACCTGGATGGCGCGTTCGCTGATGCCGGACGTTCGCTTGAGCAGAACTTGGGCAAGTTCCTGGGTGGTCTGTTGTGAGTGGGTTTGTGCTGGTGTCGGTGGAGGAGGCGCGCGGGATGCTCGCTGACTCGGTGCTGATGCTGGTTGATGACGCTGGCTTCGTGGTCGTGGGAGCTGGCGGTGACCCGAACCCTGAGACTCCTGGTTTGCGCGCGTTCGATGGGCAGGTTCCTGGTACTGCCCCGGCGGCGTTCATTGTGGTGAATCAGACGATCCCGGACGTGTGGTCGCGGTCGTTGGGTAGGTCGCGTCAGGCGCATCGGTGTTTGGTTCGGGTGACGGTGACGGCGGGTACGGCTGCGGGTGTTCGGTTGGTCGCGCAGGATGTGGTGGATGGTCTTGAGGGTCGTCGCCCGTTGACGGATGGCTGGTCGGTGTCGCCGATCGAGTTGTTGAACACGCGCGCGCCTACAGAGGACCGTGACGTGGACCCCGGTGCTGGTGGCCGTTACCCGATGTTCTCGGTGCTCGAGTTCGTGTATACCGCGGCTCTGATCTGACCCCCCTTTTTTCTTCTAGCCCGCAGGCGTTTGCCTGGCGGGCTGTTCGGCGTGCCCGGAGGTTTCTCATGCCCCGCCCCCTGTGGGTCCGTGTCCGCGACCCAAAGACCGGTCACGAGTTTGACCGGCGCGACGACGATCCCGCGGTTATCAGCGGTCGATTCGTCCGCGTCAAGCAGAAGCGTTTCCCGCCGGCGAATCAGCCGCGGCGACCGAAGCACCACCTGAACCTCGCGGGCCTGTCGGCCTCGCGTGTGCCGGGACCGCAGGAAGCGGCCCCGGAGACCACTGAGGCCACAGAGAAGGAGAACTGACATGGCAGATGTGCCCTCGACGCCGTCTGACGGCAATGTCGCGACGTGGATTGTTCCGACTATCGCGAACACGTCGGCGCCGACGCTTACCGAGCTGAATGCCGGTGAGGATGTGTCGTGCTACCTGACTCCGGATGGGTTCGCGCTGACTCTTGAGCAGGCGACGATCACGGATGAGCGGTTGTGCTCGACGGAGACTTACGGGCAGCCGGGGCGTAAGACTTATGGTCTTTCGCTGACGGGGATTGACAACACGAACTCGGCGAACGAGTCGACCGACAACAAGTTGGTTGACGAGCTTGTCGAGGGGACCCAGCTTTACCTGGTTCGTCGGCGCGGCGTCCCGTTTGATGACGTGAAGGCGACGGGTGACAAGGTGACGGTGATCCCGTTCAAGCCTGGCGTGAAGATGGACGTCGCCCCTGAGGCGAACTCGGTTATCCGGTCGACGTGGCAGTGCTTCGTGACTGGCAAGGTCGAGGTTGAGGTCGCGGTCGTTACTGGCGCCTGACCTTTTCTACTCCCCCGCCCGTGACATGGCTCCGTTGCGGGCGGGGGTCACTCTTTCTTGGAGCCGGAGCCTAGGAGTCGAGTAATGGGTATCACGGTCAAGCGGCCGGAGAAGATCGTCGAGTTCTGCACGGACATCGGGTTGCAGTCCGAGTGGGAGTCCGCCGGCGAGGAACTCAACACGGTCAAGAAGCGTGAGCAGGCTGACGCGCGCATGACGGGCGAGTCGAAGAAGGTGCGCGACCTCAAGGCCCGCATCGTCGAGCTTGAGAACCGGATGATGGACAGCATCGTCGTGTTCACGCTCCGGGCACTCCCCCGCAAGCGTTGGGTCGAGCTCGAGGCCGAGCACCCGCCGCGTGAGGACAACGACGAGGACAAGCGGTACGGGGTCAACGTCGGCACGTTCATCGACGCGGTCATGGTGGAGCCTGGGACGGTCGCTTCGGTGGCGTACAAGGCCACGGGTGAGCGTGTCGACTTCGACCCACGGTCTGAGTGGCAGGCGCTTGCGGATGACATGTCGAACGCGCAGTGGGAGCAGTTCGCTATCCCGCTGCTGCTGGTGAACCGGGGAACGGTGACGCCGGGTTTCAACAGGGCCGCTTGGCAGAAGACCCGGAGCTCAGGCAGCAAGTAGAGCTTGCGGAGCGGTTGGGTGTTTCGTTCAAGCGGCTGACCGGGTGGGAGCCCACGACGCACTACGTGCACGACGAGGACGGCCGGTTGGTGTCGTCTACTCCGGAGGCGGAGTGGGACGAGACCGAGGTTGAGTGGATGCTCGCGCTCGAGCGGTGGAGGCGGGAGAACTTGTGCCCGCTGTGTGGCTACCCGGTCGAGGTGTGCCAGGCGCCCTATGGGACGTTCGTCTACGGGGCCGAGCCGCCCGCGCGGTGCATGGTCACTGACGCTCTCCGATCGGCGCAGCACGAGCGCCGCGGCGAGAAGAACTCCGATGCGCTGATCTGGCGACCGAGGGTGCGGCCTTGGGGCATGTCAGTCGTCTAGTAGCTCCCAGCACCGCATGCCGGTCTCTGGCGCCTTGTCGTAGGGGCCGACGCCTTCGAGCGTGCAGTAGTACGCGTCCGTCCGCTCAGCGTCGGCCCGCGCGGCCCGCATCTGGACGAACACCACGGTCAGGGCGATGACCGCGACAAGGACGACGCCCCAGATGATGAGCGCCCGGTTGGTCTTGGAGTAGTCCGGCTTGGTTGCCGCCTGCCCGCTGTCGGTCGTTGCCATACCTCATTGAACCGCATGGCGGGTGAAACCGGGAGGGTGAAATGGCCGACCGGTCTATTCGTCTTGTCCTGATGGCGAACGTTCAGGGGCTTGTGTCGGGGTTGAAGACGGCGCAGCAGGCTATTCAGGACACGGCGAAGCGGTCGTCGGATTTTGTGTCGCGCAACGAGCAGAACATCTCGCACTTGTCGAATGTGCTGGGCGGGATGGGCCTAGCGTTGACGGCCGGGTTCGGGTACGCGGTGAAGACGTTCGCCGATTTTGATGCGGCGATGTCGTCCGTTGCTGCGGCGACGATGACGACCGGTGCCGAGCTCGACAGTCTGCGTCAGGCCGCGATTGACGCGGGTGCTGCGACGTCGTTCTCGGCGACGGAGGCTGCGGGCGCGATCGAGAATCTGGCGAAGGCTGGCATCTCGACGACGGACATCCTGAACGGTGGTCTGACGGGTGCCCTGGATCTCGCCGCGGCTGGTGAGATCGGCGTTGCGGACGCTGCGGAGATCGCGGCGACGGCGATGACGCAGTTCGGGCTGTCGGGTGAGGATGTCACGCACATCGCCGACCTTTTGGCGGCTGGCGCGGGCAAGGCGCAGGGTGACGTGACGGACCTTGCCGGTGCGCTCAAGCAGTCCGGGCTCGTGGCATCGCAGTTCGGCCTGTCGATCGAGGAGACGACGGGTTCGCTGGCTGCGTTCGCTTCTGCCGGCCTGTTGGGGTCTGACGCTGGCACGTCGCTGCGGACGATGCTGCTGCGGCTGGGCAACCCGTCGAAGGAGGCTGCGGACGAGATGGCCCGTCTGGGCATCTCGGCGTACGACGCGCAGGGCAACTTCGTGGGGATGACGGATCTCGCGGGCCAGCTCGAGAGGGCGTTGGCCCCGTTGCCGCAGTCGCAGCGTGATGCGGCGATGGCGACGATCTTCGGGTCGGATGCTATCCGTGCCGCGAACGTCCTGTATCAGCAGGGTGCTGAGGGTATTCAGGGTTGGATCACCGCGGTTGATGACCAGGGGTATGCGGCTGAGCAGGCTGCGATGCGGCTGGACAACCTCAAGGGTGACCTTGAGGCACTGTCGGGTTCGTTCGAGTCCCTGATCCTCAGGTCGGGTTCTGGTGCGAACGAGTGGCTGCGGGGCATGGTGCAGGGCGCGGAGGACGTGGTCGACGCGTTCGGGCGGATCCCTGAGCCCGTCCTCAACGCGACCACGCTGCTCGTGGGTGGCGGCGGCTTGGTCGCTCTCGGTCTTGCTGGCCTGGGGAAGCTGACGATCGGGATCAACAACACCAAGGCTGCTATCACGGCCATGGGCATCTCGATGAAGACGGCGGGGATCGCGGCTGGTGCTTTGGGCGCCGCGATTGGCGTCGCCGCTATCGGGCTCACGGTGTGGGCGCAGAACGCTGCCGAGGCGAGCGCCCGGACCGAGGAGTACCAGGCGACGCTGGACAACCTGGGAAACGCGACTGACGCGACGATGGAGCGGATCAACAAGGCCCTGTCAGCGAACCAGAACAACTGGCTGGACAACCTGTTCGGCAAGGACGCTGACTCGCTGATCGACAGGGCCGAGCGCGCGGGCGTGGCCATCGAGGACTTGCAGGGCTACATCGTCGGGAACGAAGCCGCGATGCGGCGCGTGACCGACGCTACGCGGGCTTACGTCGCTGAGGGCCTGGACCCGACAGCGACGCAGAGTGAGATCGCGGCGGCAGCGTCTCGGTTCCTGACTGGTGCCCTGGACGCTGAGGCGTCAGCGCTGACGGACGCCGAGAAGGCTCAGGCGCAGAAGTCGCTGGCGGACGAAGAGGCGGGCATCTCTCAGGAGGAGCTCGCGTCTACGTATCAGGCGACAACGACCGAGGTTGTGAATCAGACGACGGCGCTTGCGGACTTGATCAAGGCGCAGCAGGAGGCTGCTGGTGTCGTGCTGGGGCAGCGTGAGGCGCAGCGCCAGTTGGAGCAGTCGATTTCTGACGCTAACGACACAATCAAGGAGAACGGTAAGAACCTGGACATCACGACGGAGAAGGGTCGTGCTAACCAGGCCGCGTTGGACAACATTGCGTCGTCTACGTGGGACGTCATCTCTGCGATGCAGAAGAACGGGGCGTCGCAGAAGCAGTTGCAGGGCGTTATGCAGACGTCTCGTGACCGGTTCGTTGCGGTGGCTCGTGCGGCTGGGATGTCTGCTGCGGAGGCTAATCAGCTTGCTGATGAGTTGGGGTTGATTCCGGCTCAGGTGAAGACGGACATTCGCGCGAACACGGGCCAGGCGATGTCGGCGATCGAGAACCTTAAGGCCGCTATGGCTGGGATTAGGGATCGCCGGGTGCAGATCACGACCGCGTTCGTGGAGACGGGCATTCGCCCGCCTGCCGGGTTCTACGTTCCGAAGGGCGCAAAGGCGTCTGGCGGTGCTGTCACCGCGGGGCAGACGTACCTGGTTGGTGAGAACGGTCCGGAGCTGTTCACGGCACCGTCGAACGGGATGATCTCGTCGCATGGGGTGACTATGGCCCGCGCGCAGCCGGGGGTTTACACAACGCCGCCGTCGAGCGTGTCGAGTTCGAACACGTCGAATGTGAACAAGACGTTCAACGTGAACGTGCTGTCGCGCGAACGAGTAACCCGCCGAGAGATCACCGCGGCGATGCACCAGGCGGACCTGCTCGACTACTAGGAACGGGGTGTCGCGGTGTCGTTCTTCATCCTCGCTACCGTCCAGACCCCTCCCCCAGTTGAGCCCCTCCCGCCGCTCGACACCAGGAGTTTCTGGTTCGAGTCGATGGACGGGCAGACCGTCATCCCGGTCGGGAGCGAGACACACCCAGGCCCGTGGCACCTCGAGGTAGGTGCCACGGGCCTGGGTGTGGCGCCTACCGTCGTCGACGCGGCGGGGACCCCGGGCGCGGTCGGGTCGTCCGTGCGGGACGTGTTCACCCTGACTCGCGACCTTCTGCTCCCGCTCGGGTTGAACACGAGGACCCAGGCGGAGCAGTGGGCCGCGGTCCAGGAGTTGCGGGACCTGACCGACCCGACAGTGGGCATGACGCCGGATGGGAACTTCCGACTCGTGTGCTCGTCGGAGTCCGGGACCAGGCAGCTAACCCTTGCGTACCTGTCAGGGCTCGAGGGCGAGGGGCAGGAGTTGCCCTGGCGTGACCGCACGGTCATGTCCGCAGCCGCCCCATACCCGTTTGCGGAGGACCGGGCGGAGACGACCCGTGAGTTCCGCCTGAGTGCGGGCGTGCTGCCGTTCCTCGATACGGAGGGTACGGACAACCCGTGGGGTACGCGGCAACTCGCGCCGTCGACGGTCATCGGTGAGGGCATGGACGTCACCATGACGTCGGCCGTCCCGGTCTACCCGACGATCGAGATTACCGGTCCTGTCGACTCTGTGCTGATCGAGTCCGACACCGGCCTGTACATCAACGTGCCGGGCGGGGTCGACGCGGGCGACACGCTGCGGATCGTGACAGACCCGCGGAGGAAGTCGATCCGGCTGGACGGCGCCTTGGCTGCGGGGATGGTCGCGCGCGGGTCGCGCCTCGTCCCGTTCAAGGCCGGCTCGAACCTGATCGACGTCACCGCGCCGGGCGCTACCGCTGACACGAGGCTTCGCCTGACCTGGCGCGGCGGATACAGGAGTCTGTGGTGAGCCGGTGGGAGATTCACCCGCGGAACGCGGATCTCAGCCGCACCCTGGACCCTGTATCCACGTGGGAGCAGCTCGACCTGGTCGAGCGCTACGCGGACCCGACGACGTGGGTGTTGAAGGGCCCGGCGTCGGCGCTGTCGGTCTTTACCCCGGGCATGGGTTGCATCCTGGACAAGATCGACGGGGATGTGTCGACGCAGGTTTCGTCCGGTCAGGTGCGTGTGATCGAGCGCGCGATGGAGGTTGACGAGGACACGGGTCAGGTCATCGACAACATGGTTCTCGGGTTTGTGTCGGACCGGGATGACGTGTTCTCCCGGCTGGCGTTCCCGGTGCCGTCGAAGGTCTTGACGACCACGCCATCCACGTTCACGGCGTCGCACGACGTCCGCACAGGCGCCGTCGAGACGGTCCTGTTGCAGTACATCGCGCAGAACCTCGGCCCTGCCGCCCCGGTCGCGAACCGGCGCCTCTCGGCACTGGTGCTGCCGACCACTCTCGGTCGGGGCGGGACTACGACCGTGTCAGCTCGCATGGACAACTTGGGACGCCTGGTCGCGGATCTCGCCGAAGCCGGGGGGCTGCTGGTCGACGTTGCGCATGACGAGTCGACGGGGACGCCGCGCCTGCTCCTGACGGTGGCCGCTGTGACGGACCGGTCAGCGAACGTGCGCTTTGGCCCTGCCGGAACGACCGCTACGGGGTCGATCTCGTCCTGGTCGTACAAGCTCGAAGCCCCTGAGCTCACCCGCGCGGTGGTGTTCTCCGCGAACGAGCTTGAGGCACGTGAGGCGACCCAGTTCTCGGACTCGGCCGCGGAGTCTCTGTGGGCACGGTCGCGTGAGCTCCTGGTTGATCAGCGGCAGACCGATGACGCCGACGAGATCACGCGCGCTGGCACGGAAGCGCTCGAGGAGGGCGCCACCCCAGTCACGGTCGAGTTCACCGTGATGGATGGCCCGGATGTGGTGTACCGGCGGGACTACTTCGTCGGGGACAAGGTCGGGGTCGAGATCCCGGGCCTTCCGGATGAGGTGTCGGACAACGTCGTGCGTGAGGTGACGACGGTGGTGCGCCCTGGTGAGGCGGATCAGGTGTCTGTGGTGATCGGTTCGCCGGGGGCAGCGACGAAGTCGACGAAGCAAGCGGTGCGTCTGAACAAGGCGTTGCGCGACATCGCCCTATTGAAGAGGAGTGCCTGATGGCTCAGGAGTCGGGTCCCCTTGTTGGGGCGAACTTCACGGACACGCAGTGGCGGGCGATTCTCGGTGGTGAGCCGGGGATTGTTGGTGATGTTGACGGGTCTGCTTTCAACATCACGTTGGGTGCGGGTACGGATGATGCGTTGTTGGGTTCGTCGACGCAGGATTCGGTTGCGGTTGTTGGTGGGTTTATGCACCGGATCGCGGAGGATTCTACGCAGGCTGTGACGATTCCTCCGTCGACGAATGTGGTTGGGCGGACGGACATTATTGCGGTTCGTCTTGACGCTGGTACGTATACGTCCGCGCCTGGCCCGTGCCGTTTGGTGCGGATTGCTGGTGTGGAGGGTTCGGCTGCGCGTCCGTCGATGGACGAGGCGCCTCCTGGTGTTGAGGACTTCCCGTTGTGGGCTGTGACTCGTAAGGGGAACGGGACGACGGCGGAGGGTTTGAATCAGGCGGCGAAGGTTGATTTGCGTCGCCGGACTGGCCCGAATTTGTTGGTGCCGGCGTCGGAGTCGTTGCCGCCGAATGTGCCGTTGGGTACGCGTGCTGCTCGTGGTGATGAGGTTTACCGGCGCCGGTTGAGTACGGGTGGTACGGCTGAGTGGGTGTTGGAGTCTCCGATTCCGCCGCGCATTGGTGTGTTTTCGGATTTTGCGCCTGAGGTGACGGGTACGGTGACGTCGGCTACGCGTCGCTATTACGGTGTCGATGTGCCTGCTAAGCCGTACGCGCGGAACATCACGGTTGAGGTGTTCGCTTCGATCGACATTCCTCCGCGGAACACGTGGCGCATTGACATTGAGTTGGCGGCCACGGGTTCGCCCAATACGGCTGGTGCGGGTGAGCGTCGAGCGTCTCAGCGTATGGGCGGTGAGGCGGACGGGATGCTTCATCACGTGGCGATGTCGACGACGGTTGCGATTCCTGCGAATGTGTCGAACTCGATCCGGGTGTGGTTGGTTCGGACGGCTGGTAGTGATGGCATCACGGTGTTTGATGAGCCGGGTGGCGCGTTCCGGGCGGATTGGGTTGAGACGTCGGGTGTGAATAACTGGTGATGTCAGGGGGGCGTTTATGCCGGATCGTCGGAGGTTCGGTAGGACGCCGGACACGATCTGTTTGTTGACGGTTCTCACTTTGGTGGGGGCCGTCTTGACTGTGGCGGGTGAGGTTCCTAAGTCGGTGGCGGAGTTGGTTCCGTTTCCGATTGGGTTGGCGTGGTCGGCGACGTTCACGTTGGCGGCTGGTGTGTCGTTAGCGGGGGTGTTGTGGCGTGACCATCTGACTGGGTGGGCCATGGAGTTGTCGGGCCGCATCGCGTTGGCGTGCACGTGTCTCGCGTACACGATCGCTCTGGTTGGCTCGGCGACGGTGTGGGGGTCGGCGATCGTCATCGGGATGATCGCGTCGGTTGGTGTGTCGTCGGGGTGGCGGGTGTTCCAGCTCGCGGTCCGGTTCGACCAGTTCAAGGCCACGGTGCTCGCCTACCAGCAGTTGCACCCGCATCGGCGTGCGCGGGGTGGTCGCGGGTGACGGGGTGGGAGATCGTGTTCGCCTCGCTGGGGCTGCTCAGCGTGGGCGGGCTCGGCTCCTGGTTCCTGCTGCGCCCCCAGATCCGGAAACTGCGCGCGGAGACGTCGAAAGCCGTTGTTGAGGCGGCGGTTGCTGAGGACTCTGCGGAGGACGAGCACTGGAACGCGATCGTGCGCGCCCAGGTAGACGTGCTCATCACTCCGTTGCAGAACGAGGTCACCGGGTTGCGGAACCGGGTGGCTGACCTCGAGGGGAAGTTCGCTGCCCTGCATCTGCGGTACTGGCGCGCGATCGATCACATCCGCAGCACTCGCCGGTGGGTGGATACGTGGCACCCGGACGCGCAACCCCCTCCCCCGTCGGTGCCCGACGAGATTGCTGACGACCTTTAGGAGAACCCAGTGGCTTACTACCGTGCCGGGGCGCTGGACGTGCTCATGGCCGAGGTCAACAAGTTGTGGCCGCATCGGGACAAGACGTCGGACGGGTGGATCGGTGACACGTCCCACCAGGCGCGCCCGTCGGATCACAACCCGGACTGGTCGGCTGGCGGGATCGTGCGGGCGCAGGACATCGACGAGGATCTCGTCAAGAACCTGACCGCGACGGGTGAGGCGATGCCGCTCGTGAACGCGATCATCCGTGACGTCCGCACTCGGTACGTCATCTATGAGGGGCGGATCTGGACCCGCGAGAACGGGTGGCAGCCGTACAGCGGCGTCAACGCGCACCGGCACCACATCCACGTGAGCGTCCGCAAGGTCAACGGGTACGACCGGGACCGGTCTCCGTGGAACCTCGCCGCCCGCATGAGCAACACCGTTACCGGTGGCGGTTCTGTCACCAATCCGAATGTCCCTGGCGGGATCCCCGCCGCACCTGCAAAGGACTGGTTCAGCATGGCTACGAAGGCCGAGCTCGTCGAGGCGGTCAAGGCCGCATTCGACTCCGCCGATTTCCGCAACGAGGTTTACGCGGCGACGTGGGCGAACCCACGTTGGACGGTCCCGGGTACGGACCGCAAGGAGAACCCGGGCGAGTTCCTGTCGGCCACTCGTGTCGCGTCGGTTCAGGGCGTGCGGGCCGCGGGGAAGGTCATCGGCCTGTCGGACGCCGACATCGACCGCCTTGTTGCCGCGCTCCCTAAGCCGGAGCCGGTGGACCCGGCGGATGTCGCGGCCCAGCTCACCATCGGCGTCAAGGGGAACTGACATGACTCAGGCTGCACGTAACCACCTGTACAAGGTCGCCGCTTCTGTTGGCGGACTTCTCGTTCTCCTGGGCGTCGCGACGGAGGGTCAGGCGCAGTACTGGCTGACCGTTGCGGCGGCCGTGCTGAACCTCCTGCCGCTGCTACTCGCGATCCGGTTCTCAGGGAAGGGCGTCGACGTGGTGCCGGTCGACGACACCCCGGTGGGCGACGACTGACCCATGGTCGAGTGCGACACGTGCGGGACTCCCCGCAAGAACGAGCTAGACGCAATCCGTTGTGCCCGCGAGGACATCGCGGAGAACGAGTAGTAGGGAGTCCCGCACATGGTGCTGTACCGCATCGATGATGTTCAGGTTCGTGACGCAGCGACGGGCGAACTGATCCAGGCGCTTGTTGGGCAGACGGTGAAGATCGTTACTCGGGACACGACTACGGCGTTCCCGATCTACGACTCGATTGGTGACCCGATCAGCGGGTCGAACGTGACGGTGACGCAGACATTCACGGTGCCGCGCATCTGGATCAGTGATGCGGATGCGCCGGTTGGTGACATCTCGCAGGTGTACCTGGATTGGTACAACGCGGGGTCGGGTGTGCGGGGCTCGGTCGACTTCGACATCCCGTTGCGGAACGCGGCCAGGGGCGCGAAGGACGCTGCGGAGAACTCGGCCGACTCTGCTGCGGCGTCTGCTGCTGCGGCCCTGGCGGCTCAGCAGGCGGTGGAGGATGCGCCGATCGCGCTGCCTGTGGGTGGCACGACGGGTCAGTCGTTGGTGAAGGCGTCGAACACTGACCGTGACGTCCAGTGGGCGACGGTGTCTGGCTCTGGTGGCGGCGTGTCCGACCACGGGCTGTTGGCCGGGCTCGCGGACGACGACCACCCGCAGTATCTGAACAACACGCGTGGTGACGCCCGGTACTACACCAAGGGTCAGGTCGACACCGCGGTGAACAACGCGGCGTCGCAGAACTCGGCGGCGGACCGGAACCGTGCGAACCACACGGGCACGCAAGCGATCAACACCGTGGCCGGGTTGCAGGACGCACTGGACGCGCTGGGCGGTACGGCCGTGAACTCGGTCGCCGGCAAGACGGGGACCGTGGTCCTGGTGTCTGCTGACATCTCCGACACCGGGTCGACCGGGCGAACGGTCATGGGCGCCACGAGCCAGTCGGCGGCGCGTACTGCGATCGGTGCGGGCACCTCGAGCCTCGCACTCGGCATCACATCCACCACCGCGCTCCGAGGCGACGCCATCAAGGTCAACCCCGGGTCCACCGCGGGACTCGCCGACGGCACGCTCATCGCCCGCACCTGACCTGAGGGAGCCGTACTGTGGCAATCACCTACGAGGGTGCCGGGACCACGCCCTTCTCGAGCTCGACCGCGTCGTGGTCGTTCACCCCCGATGCGGGGGTTGCGGCTGACGACTGGTTCGTTGTGATGGTCGCGCACCGTGACAACACGAGCATCACGACTGTTGGTGGGACGGCTCTCGGAAGTCTGACGGTCGCGATCAACAAGGCTGAGCTCACGACCGCGGACCGGCACCTGACCGTGTTTCTGTGGAAGGCCACGTCGTCGTCCACGTCTGCGGTCGCGATGGTCATGTCGGCTGCGACGGTCGGGTCGGTTGCGTGGGCCAGGTTCCGGGGTGTGGACACGACGTCGCCGCTGAACGTTGCGGGCACGGCAAACCATGCGAACCCGACCCCGAACGTGGTGCCGTCTATCACGACGACGGTTGCGAACGCGTTCGTCGTGGGTGGGCTCACGGTCGGGTCCTCGTCGAACAGTGTGACCGTGCCCGGTACGTGGACCACTCGGGCGACCGCGACACAGGCTGTTGGTGTGGTCGCCACCAAGGGCATCCAGGCGTCAGCTGGGTCTACGGGTTCGGTGTCGTTCGGCACGACCCCGGCCACGGCGTTGAACACACTGGGGTGGCAGCTCGCGTTGCGCCCCGCCGCGGCGGCTGCGTCGCCGACGCTCATGTACACGGTTCTCGGGGCGGTCACTGAGGCCGGTGCGTCGATCCGGGCGCGCTGCTCGGACACGACGTCGATCCGGTTGAAGGTCGCGACGAACTCGGGCCTCACGACCGGGGTCGTGTACTCCTCGTCCGCGTCGACTGACGGGCCCGGCACGGCGGGCGCGTCCGTGACGGGCCTGTCCCCCGACACCGCGTACTACTACGGGGTCGAGATGACCGGCCCGGGCGGCACGGTCACCACGTCGGCGTACGGGCCGTTCACGACCTGGCCCACACCGGGCACAGCGGAGTCGTTCTCGTTCGCGTTCGGGTCCTGCCACTCCTACGCGGAAACCACATCGTCGGCCGCGTTCACGAGGATCAGCGCACGTAACCCGCGCCTGTTCTTCCACCTGGGCGACTTCCACTACGCCGACAACACGTCGACGTCGCAGGCGTCGCACCTGAACGACCTCGCGACACAGATCAACCAGTTGTCCGGGTTGAAGACGTTGATGGCGAACGTCCCCACCGTGTACTCCAAGAGCGACCACGACACCGGCGACAATGGGTCGTTCCCGGGGACGCAGACCGCACCAAACCGGGCCGCGCACTTGCAGACGTTCCCGTCGTACACGCGCCCGGACAGCAACGGCCTGTACCACTCGTTCGTCCTTGGTCGCATCCGGTTCATCGTGCTCGACACGAGGTACTTCGCGGCACCGGACGGGTCGACACGCCTCGGGGCAACCCAGTTGGCGTGGCTCAAGGATCAGCTCGTCGAGGACGAACCCGTCAAGATCGTCGTGCAGGAAAGCACGTGGATCGACGACCGCCCCGCCGTCCTCGGGGACGACACGTGGCAATGGTTCAACGCCGAGCGCACCGAGATCGGTAACTACATCCAGTCGACCGCGGTCGGGCAAGTCGTCATGCTCATGGGCGACCAGCACGCCTTGTCGGCCGACAACGGGTCCAACAACCCGTGGGGCGGCTTCCCCATGTTCGCCGCCGCACCGTTCGGCCAGTGGGCGTCCGTGAAGACGTCCGACCCGGTGAACGACTGGTCCGCCGGGCTATGGGCTCCCGAGTCGCCGGCGGTGCAGCAGTACGGGCACGTCACGGTCACGGACGACGGGTCCACGATCGCGCTCGTGTACCGCGGGTATGACTCGACGAACACTCAGCGCGTGACGTTGACGGTGAACGTCGACACAACTGCCCCGCCTGAGGGTGGTGCGCCGAAGGTCATGGTCGGTGGTGTGGAGACTGCGGCGACGTGGTCGGTGATGGCTGGTGGTGTTGAGGTGCCGGTCGTGTCGTGGTCTGTGATGGCCGGCGGTGTTGAGGTTCCTTTGGTGTGACGTGCGCCCCCGTTCAGCCTTCGTGGCTGGGCGGGGGCGCTTCGTCATGCCCTCTTCCGGATCGGCCTGCGCTCATGCCCGTGCCGCAGCCGGTACATCCCGACCGCTGCGGGCGTCACATGCACCCCGCGGAACAAGGCCAGCAACTCTGCCGTCTCCGTGTTCCCGAACCCCGCCCCGATGCACTCCTCGACGAACGCGTACGGCAGCTTCTGTGACGGCAT